ATATGGAGCAGCAGTATAAATTGTATTAACTCCATGAATAGATGGAGTTTGTAACTTTATATTCCTATTAACTTTTGCCATGGTATCATATGACACTGAAGTTATTTCAAATGACATACGCGGTAAACGAAGAGCAACTTCAGGAGCCAATAGATCTGGTTCTTCCTTTAGACGCGCTAAGAACTTTTGTTTTGGACCATATGCTAATGGTACTTTAACAGTACTTAACACATTACCCATCTGATCACGTTTAACAGTAGTAATGTTATTGAAGAGCGTACCAAATATAGCTACGCTCTTGCGAAGGTGTTGATTATAAAAATACTGACCGAACATTAGACTGCACCATATAATGGAATCCAACCGTCGCCGTATGCGCCATCAGTAAATACAAACTCTGCTCTACCTAATGGTGCAATAGCATGTGGGCCAATTTCAACTGTGCACAATGAAGAGTTATTTACAACTACGAACCTTTGACCGGGAGCTCCATTTGGGAGTGTTATCGAGTGTGTATCACTTCCCGCGTATCCTATCGCAGGAGTTGCTAATAATAAGCTAAAATTTACTGCAGTAAATGTTGCAGCAATATTAACTGCATCCATTAAAAAGAGATGTTGACCTTGAATTAGAGCTGTAGTTTGTACAGATAAATCTGGAAATGTTAAACTACCATCGTTATCGAACACCCATTCTGCGCTGTTGCCAGTATCTGTGTCCATAGCAAAGATGCCAACTCTATCTCCACTATTGGGAACTCCGCCTTGACCATCGGTGCCTTCTACGCGGATATGAGAACCCATTCCATAACTAAATCCGATTGCAACTCCTTTACCTCGTTGTAATGGACGGAGATGTGTATCATTGTCTATACTATTAAATAGTTCTAAACCATAATCTGCGGTTGAATCGGCTTTTAATGTTAAAGTATTTCCTGTTCCAGTAATGGTTGTTCCAGTAAATGTCACATCTCCTGTGGATCCAGATCCACCACCTGGAAACGGATCACCATATGTTGGTGCCCAAGGGATAGATTTCCAAATTGGAGGTTGATTAAACGTAAAGGTTAAGCCAGCGAAACTTCCAATAGCACTACCAGCAGTATAAACAATATACAGTTCGTCGTCTGCTGTATTTAATATCACATCATCAACTTGTCTTCCATATCCATCTGCATCAATATATAACTTAGCGGGTTTTTGATCTACAGTATATTGATCATACAGATCTTGATAGTCAGTAGAATCCCAATTAACAATGACAACGTGTTGACCTGAAGCTACACTGTAGATAATATGATATGAAACTCCGGCTGTTGCTGTAAACGCGCCATCTAAAGTCAATACTATATTATCTCCAGATGGAACTGCATCGGTTATAGTACGAGTAGTAGTTCCATCACTAATTTGCCATCCAATCTCTGGAGTATATGAAGCAGCACTTTCAACTAGAGTTACAGTAGTACCGGTGGAAGTAGTAGCAGCGTTTAGAGTATAAACAACTTCTCCATCGTTATCTACTACACCAGTAAACCCTGTAAATTCATCCTGTTGTACATAGTCTTCGCGACAAACATATAAATTATTGCCGTCAAATGCTAAGTTACCAGCTACGTGACCCTCTGAACCCGTTGTATTCGCTGGTGCACCAACGAAGATACCGATATCAGGTCTATCAGTTAAATCATAGAAGTCACCAGTTGTAGCTACAGTTGCAAAAACCGGTTTATTAGATAAGTCTTGATAATTACCAGTCTTTAATACGTTACCTCCAGAGATATTCACACCATCATTAGCTAGTGCAGCATATATCTCATCAAAATTAGCTTTGATCTTTAATGCGCCAGCTCGTAGTGTATCACCGGTCTTATCGTTATTTGCACTACCTGCGTTAAGTACTAGTTTTCCCATAATTTTTCCTATTAAATTCTTTTATCTTGCATCCCACGTTGCCGTATTTTCGTCAAAGCGTAAGATGTTGTTATCCATTGAAATTGCTGAAGGTTCATATTGTGATAATGTAAGTTGTTCATATGCTCCACCTGGTTCTCCAAACGGATTTGTTTCTGAGAAATCAAGTATGGTATCTCCAAAGTCTTCAAAGTTTTTATTCTGTGCATTAGGATCATTTGGCAATTCAAGACCACTACCAGCCGTAGTAATCAAGAATGATGCTCCAGATGTCATACCAATTAGTCGTCTCTCTGTCGCTGCATCACCAATACCAGATTCTTGGAAGTATCTTGGTTTTTTATCAGTAGATCTTATTTGATTTACCGTAATAGCTGCGGCTATACCACCAGCAAAATCAACAGAAGCTAAGTTTCCGTATACAAAGATTGGTTTATTATCAGTGTCATATCCCAAGAACTGCTGTACTTCTTCATTTTCAATAAACGGTATACTATTACCAGAACCCAAGTTTAATGTTTGAGCTGCGGCGAATGTGTTTTCAATACCGTCAATGATGTCATAGCCAGTATTAAACTTCTCACCAGAGTACTCAAACGTTTCACAGTGTAATTCGTACACGAAGATGTTAGCTAATTGATAGAAAGCAGCTTCGTGTTCAACGAACTTGATTTCCATAAACGTACCTGACAAAGGTATGTATAGTAGATCACCTTCATTTGGACGACCACCAATCATGGTAGTATTTTCTCGACCAATGAAGTTTTCCCATCTTCTACGTGATACAACGAACGTTGCTTGGTCTCGAATTTCTAAACCAAACTTAGACATGATTGTACCTTCACCTGTATATCCGCCTTCATCGATATACATCTCAATGAAATATGCTTGATTGAATTCAGATGCTATAGCATCATTCATCACGCTGTCTAAGTTCTTAAGGTTTCTAGGGATATAGTAAATATCTTGCCCATAAATCCTCAAGGACTCTTCGATCATATCCTCATAAAGTCTTTGTTCGGATAAGACCCCGGGATTAAAGTACACATTGGTTGGCATTTAATTATCCACAGAAAAAGTCAACTGGTAATTCGTGCGTATTGCGTAGTTCTTCCTCTAATAATCTAATTGTAACTCCACCTGGTAATTGCATACCGTCGAACTTAGCTAAGTTTGCACCCCATTGAAATTGAATCAATGCAGTAGCATATCTCTTTAACCAGAAGTCATTCCAAATCTCATCACTCGTCACTCTTCCGTATGCTTCAACCATGATGTATTGCCCAGGTTGAATCTTCTCACTCCACTTAGTTTCAATATACAATCTATTTCCATGTCTTTGATATTGTACTGTTTGAACACCGTTCAATAGAGAATCTAGGGTTGAGAGATACTGTTGCATCTCAACAAAGTATTGCATTGAGTCTGCTCTATATAATGCATAGAAGTCATTTAAATACATCTGATACTTCATATTAAACATGTTCATACCTGACCATGCAGAAGTTAATGGTAGTATGCGAGTGACAGATATTACATCATCACTTAACTCTAAATAACCATTAGCTATATTAATATTAGTAACTAAGTGCGGGATATAAACTCTTCGTTGTGCGTCGTAGTGATAATCATAGTATTTTTGAAGTGCTTCGTCAATACGATCGTCTAATTGATCTTCGTCGATATTGACTTCAAGCACCGGCTGACCCAATGCTCTAAGACAATATTCTTTTAATTCTGCTCTGTTGGTTGGGGTTGCCATTTAATATCTCTTATTTTTTTAGGATAGAACGAACCATCCATGCGGTTTTCTTGTGAGCAGCTAAACGATCAGCTGCATAGTTTGAAATTTGGTGCTCATTAACCTCTTCAGCTGCATCGTATAATTGTTGATAAAGCGTTAACATAGTTTGAGTATCAGCTAAAAGCTTTTCAAACATTTCAGTTGCTGATGGGAAACCTTCTTCATCTTTAATCAAGCTTTGTTGAGCATAGACTGATAAAGAACCTGGAGCTTTTTCACCCAGTTGTCTAATAAACTCTGCAAGAACATCTGATTGATCAAACAAATCTTCATATACTGTGGCAAAGAATGCGTGGTAATCGCTGAAGTTTGGGCCCTCTACGTTCCAATGGAACATGTGGGTTTTTAGGTAAAGAGCAAAGTTAGATGTTAGGACTTTGCGGAGCTGTTCAACTAGCCTATTCATTGGAAATTTCCTTGTATTGGATATGTAGCTAATTCTATTTATAAAAAAATGGGGATCATTAAGATCCCCATATGTAAGTTTATAAACCTTATTTAAAGTCGTATGCAAAAATCATAAAACTTCTACTATCATAATATCCATCATCGCTGATCTTAGGCATATATTCTGCACTAATCCTTGCACTATTATTGATTTTATAGTTGACAGCAGGCCCTAGATAAACCTCGGTTAGGTTTGTGTCATAATCATATTTACGAACCTGAGAAGTTAGTCCAAGCATCCAATTATCATTGATAACTTTACCAACACTAGCTGTTACTGCATATTCTTTCTTCTTTTGTTCGGGTGTTTCCCCAGAAAGATTCGCTTCATATATAAAGTTAGTTGCCCAAATCCAATCGGTATTGCCTATCCTATCACTTAATAATAGTTTAGGTTCTATACCTTGTCTACCATTAATCATCTTGTGTTCGAAGTATAGTGTGGGGTTGCCCCAAATTTTACCCCAATCAGCTAGCGCATATCTAATTTCCCAACTAAAACCTCTAGTTGAAAATGTTTGATTGTTTGCAGCACCATCATAAACAGTGTGATGATATAGATCTAGCTCTAATCTGTTACCTAAACCAAAAGCCAGTTCATCACGCATCCTAATCATAGTTGGTCCGTCTTTTCTATCTCTAAAGTCGAACCACTTTTCATACTTTACGTTTCCAGGAGGAGTCATCACATAAGCTCTAGTACTTGGAAACATCCTAGTAGTAGTCCATATGGGTTGATTATATTCTCCGACAGTCTCAAACTGATTAGTTAAGTGCTTATCAGTTACTACGACCGGTGGAAGTTTATCAAGCTTTTCAACTTGAACTTTCTCGGTGGATGTTTCTAACCTATTATTTTGTGCTAATAATGGAAAACTGCATAGCACAAAAAATATTGATACCAATATTCTTTTCATCTTTATTTCCCTGTTGTTTGTTAAAGAACGGTCGGTCTATCCCAACCGTTCGCAATGCTATTTTATAAGATAAATGTTACTATGCCTGCTGTAGTTAATAGTAATAGTCCCCAAGTTCCTAAGGCTTTATAGTATGTTCCGAGTGGAGTATTGAAATACTTGTGACCCACCATCACACACTTATGAGTAGGACTTAATAGGTAACCACAAAAATCTACTGCAAAAAACCATAAGAAATACTCAATACCAAATACTTGAGCCATTAATACGGCGATCGCTATAAACTTTCCGCTACTACCCATTAAGAAACTAATTACAAAGCCAATTATAGAAATAAGTAACATTCCAGTGAATACTTCAGGATTGAGT